AGTTTTTTAATTGAAATATTGTCAAACCAAAGCCAAGGTGTTTCCCATTTCCAATCAACACTAGTGTTGTTATTGCCATCACCATGCACATCAAGATCAGAGGTATTGGTATATTCCCTACTAACTCTTCCATTTTTACCTGCGCTTAAAATATTGTTGTCTGGGGTTCTGACACTCTGATAGATTGTTACTCCGCGATCTTCCATCCAAGCTTTGATCTCGTAATCATAAATATAACGTCTGCTAATTGATGGGACATTTATCCAAAATTCATTCTCAGCTTTATGATTAACAACATTAACCTCGTCCATATCTGTTACAGCCTTGAGCAACGGATTAATGCGATCCCTAATATTGTCACTTAGCTTTTTAGTTTTCAGCCCCTGAACAATAAGTTCACTGCGAACACTATTTAAACCCTCAGTTTCTACAATAAAATTATCAAGACCAACTTCATCCATCGCACGATGGCTCATCACCCCAGTATTAAAAACCTGTTTGTCTATAGCTATATCAGAAAAAACTGCAGGAACTTTATAAGTAACGATGTGATTCTTTAAGCCAACAATCAAAGCATTGGTTTGTCCCAACCTAGACAATCCAGTTATTTCATCACCACGTGCCAAGACAGCAGCCAAATCAATATTTACGTAATCACTAACCGTAGACCAATCATCTTCATTATCAACCGCAGAACCAGAGAATCGCGTTAATTCATTTGCAACGCCAGAAACCCAAACCCTGTTATTTAATGCAAAAACATATTTCCCCTTGGGTGGGTTATCTGCCAAATCAATCACATACCATCCCGTATGAGTTGTCGGAGGTGCAGCCCCATCATTTAATGATCCCGTTGTTTCTGTGTAATTAGTACCTATTGCTATAGGACTAGCATTCTGTAATTTTAATGACCCAGAAACAGTATGGTGGTACACGTTCCAACTAGTGGCTCCTGCCAATGTTACTGGGCTGTTCACTATCAAGACATCGTTAGCACCTATGCTCTGTGTTTGTTCTTCGCTTGCCACAGATTCACCGTTAGCAGTAACATAGGTAATGGTTACATAATAAGTTCTACTGCTTTTTGAACCTGATGATGTTGTACTAGTTGTTGGCTTGAAAGGTCTTGGAGTGTACCCATATTTGAAAGGGGCATCTATTCCGTTTGATAAGATCATCTTGTTATTGAACATTGTCCAATTCAAACGTCTGTTAACAGTAATACCAGTTTTGATAACCGTATCAAATGCCCCAGTAGAAGATGTATATCTAAGTAATCTCGTATCAGCTTGGGCCAATACTTCAAAAGAACCAGGATAGTTTCCTTCATAAATCATCAAAGAATCTACGTTTGGACCTGCCTTCAGCAAATCGAATATTAAGTCTTGAGTGGTATCTGCTGCCCAACTAGCATTAGAGTTATTAGTTGCAAAAGCATTACTACCATGTGTTGGAGAAGAAGAATCTGTACCAATAATCACATTGTTAATAGAGTCTCCCATTTTGTATTCAAGCAATATGCAAAAGTTTCCTGCCGAAGCAACATAAGGTTCTTCAAACCAAAAACTAACCATTGAAAATGAAGTTGTAAGACTAGATGCATCCACATCAAGGGAGGTCTGCAATACAGATCCTGTCGGCAATCCATTTGTTCCAACAGTTCCAGTAGCTGCAAATATTTTTGCTTGCATAACTCCTGGTGGAGTTCCAACCTTCTTTAAATAAAGTTGTATCGACTGCAAGCTTTGTCCAGAAGCAAGGTTAAAAGCAAAGCCAACCTGTTCATTGTTTCCATTGTATAGAGTAATAGAGCCACTCTGGTTACTAGTAGCGTAGGTATCAATACTATTACCAGAGGCAAATTCAATTGCTTTTTCATTAAAGAAAGTTCTACCCCTGCGCTTCATCACCTCACCGTTTAGCGCAACCCTGCTATTTTGTAATTCGGTAGCAAAGTTAGCAGAGATATTTCCCTCTCCAACAGCAATGTCGAATAAACCTTTGTTGTTCGACTCAAATATTTTTTGTCTTAGTGGCATTGTCTAGTACACACCATCGTATCTAAGCTTCCGATTTAAATAATAATTTCGTCTAGTCAACGGACTAAACCTGACAGCCCCACGATTCTGGGCTTGTAGTTTTTGCAGCAATGAATTAGCCAAACCCATTTCCCTGTCACGCTTGGCATAATCCTGATCATATTCGGCATACTTCGCCTTGACCATATGGCGAATAACTACTTCTTGAAATGGAGTGGTATCCGAATCAGCACTTAAATTACTTAGCTGTCGGGTATACCAATAGCTAATAACCAAACCGTTTTCAGCACTTGAAGGTACAGGATCTACTTTGATTTGGCCTACCTGAGAAGTATTCTTCCCAAACGGAATCCATATTGTAGGTAACCCAGTATTTCCCCTGATAACCTGCTCTTGAAAATATTGGTTGGATCTAGCCAAATAAATAAAAGTATCCTCGGCATCAATAAAAAACCTGTCTCCTAAGATCCTATTAATATCAACATCACTTCCAAGCGCATATAAATCTGTGCCTGTTGCTAAAGTAAAAGTTGCTTGGTCTTTAAGAATGTCCCACTTAGCGAGGATATTAAGTTCTTCTATTGCCTCGTTTATGTAGTCAAGGATTCTTAACTTTGCATCATTGACAAGGCTTGAATTTATATCTAAACCAAGATCACGTAGTACTGGATTTCTTATTGTCGCTAATGACATACACCCTCCGATATTTCTTTTATGGCTTCAGCCCAAATTTTACTGTTAGATTTGGCATCAAAATTTTCAACAACATAATGATAGGCTTGCTTACCCATTCTTGTTCGCATTACAGGATCATTAATTAGTTTTTCTAAATACATCTCACACTCTTTGTTGTCGTTATAGAGAAATCCTGTTTCCCCATGCTCAATAACCTCTGAGTAAGGAGGAATGTTTCTAGCAACACACGGTATCTGCAATGCTGAATACTCTGTCCATTTAATTGCACTTTTACATCTGTTAAACAAATCATCCTTTAACGGTATTACTGCTATATCAGCATTCAATAAAGCTTGTTTATATGGATGGACCTCTGTTGGAACCCATCCATGAAAAGAATACTGACTAGGGTGAATACCCTTAAAGATTCCTTTAAACTCATGACCACATATTTCCAACTTAACTGCCTTGTGGTTTTTAGTAACAGCTTCTAGTACAGGCTTAACCTCTAATAAATCGTCATAGTGTGAACAACCACCATGCCAAGTAACTCTAACTGTTCCATCTTTTACAATCCGAACTGGACTCCAAGAAGAAAAGTCAAGACTGTTAGGAAGAACATAAACATTTTCATTGAACGCTCTGTATACATTTGCTAACTCTTCCGTAGTAACAGTAATTGCATCAACAGTCTTTAGTATCTCCTTGGATACCTCAATCTTGTTTTTGTTTCTTTCAATATCAAATAAGTCTTCACCGTCACTCCAGATTTTTACTTGACCACTATCTGAATCGACAGTTACCTCTTCAATTCCAAAATCTCTATAGTGAGGACTCAACGGGTTAATGCTAAAAATGTTGTCATCAAAATCAACAACGACTTTTTTTGTTTTTGATAAACTCTTTAAAGCAGTTATAAGCTTTAATGTTTCATCACTAACAGGTCTGGGAATCACAGCAACATCACATTCCTTTAATAAGGAAAACAAATCACTCTTCTTTCCATCTTCCCTGAAATCAACACCACCAATGGCAACATCGAACTCATCGTCATCGTTCAACAAGGTAAGAGGTTGCTTGATTCGGTAAAGACCGCAAGCACCGTGATCTCTTAATACACCACAAACCTTAATCATATATGTACGACTGTGTACCCATTCTCTTGGTTCACTAGTCGATCAACCTCCATTGGAAATGAATAACTATTATTTTCAAATGCGTGTTTTTGGAAAATATTATTCTTAACAATTATGTTGTCTCCACTAATAACAATGTCTTCATCGTGATCATGCAGCTTGCCAACCATGTCATCATCATTTAACTTGCTATTAGCATCCATCAAGAGAACATACTTGGTATTGATGTTATGTTTATGCTCATCAATGTTGTCATCTTGATTTAAAATCATATGTATGTATTCATGATTCTTTTGGTTAGCATCAAAACCTTGGTTGCCAACCGTAACGATTGTTACAACTTCCCTCGGTGTCATAAAGTTACTAGTTGTTAGCATTTTGCGATCCTTCTTTGAGATAGCGTTTAAGTTGATTTAAAAGTTCCATTTGCTTGGGGTCAAAACCACCACCAGATTCATAGTAGTCTCGCCAATTGTCTTCGGTTAATTCTGGGAAAACTCGTTCAAACAATAGCCAATCACCCATAGGGCCATTCAATGCACTCTCAAAACTTTCCCAGTTTGACCCAAGCGGTCGTCCTTCTTTTCTTAATTGGTCAACTGTTTGGGCATATCTCTTTTTCATTTCCAAGAAAGGAACAGTATCCTCACCAAGGCTTCCTAGCAACTGCATCTTTATGTCTCTAACAACAGGATCTGTTTGTGTCATTTGATGAGTTGTCTCGGCTGCCAAGATTGATCTCAACTTATCTAGGCCAGATGGATTCGCAAAGTGTCTTGCTTTCTGCAACTCAATCCGCATAGCATTTGGGTTTACCTTTCCCTTTTGTGTAGGATCAGTAGAGCCAACCGTATACGTTTCTGAAAATCCTGGTCCTCTAATACTGCCGAGATGAAGTTCAACAGGGACATCTCGCAAGCTTTGGTCTATACCCTTGTATTGATTTCGCACATTCTGAAAGGCTCTATCCGCATATAACTTATTAATAGTAGGGTGTGTTCTTAAATCCATTACTCACCAATATCGTCTAGAAAATTAGGCATTCCTGGCCCTAAATAAGATCCTGCAATATTAAACTGGTAATACTCATAGGCTTCATCAGGAGTCATCCCATCACGCTCAACCAAGATGTCTATAATCTTTTGAACGCTATAAAGGATTGTTCCCTGTCTACCAAAGGAACTAACTTCTCCTACGATTGCCTCATCTAGTCCGTCTGCTATTAGCATCAGAAGTTCTGGTTGCAAGTCCTATATTCAGGATGATCCTCAAAAAAACGTCTGGCTGCTTTAGCCATTGATTGTTGATCACCATCAAGCACATCTTTATATTCTGGCTTATGTAAAAAGATAGAGGGGATACTGCCTAGCTTTCTTAAAGTTCTCTGATCAGTAAAACCATTATCCCCATAAGTTCGTTCATCTTTTGTCTGCTCACCAACATCATCCAACTTTTGAATATGCTGAATATGAGCATTATCTTTTTCGATTGTTAAACGTGTCGCTATGTCACCTATGTACGAATCGTCTTGCATTCTTCTTCCTCAAAAAACTCATCACATTGAAATAGAAACTCTGCTAATTCTTCCTCTGGATCAATCAGTCGGATCACTACATCCATCCCACCGCCTTCCCATTGGATTTCTTTCTGCATCACAAAGTAAGGAGGGGGGACAAAGCCCCCACTCCCCACAAGGTTTTAACTAGTTGTCAACTCGATGACTTTTCCAGATGCTGCTTCGTTCATAGAAACAACACACCATTCGGCTTCAACCATTCCTCTGCGTGAGGAACCAACTTTTGCAATCGGTGTATGTTTAACAGGACGTAGCATTGCTATACCCCACATATCCTTTTGCGCTTGAACAATCTTGTCGGTATCCATATACCTATCAAGAATGATACGTTGCATTCCGAAATCTGATTCATAAACATCAACGCTAGCGATTAACTTTTTGCTAGACGCTTCAATATTACGAGTTTGACTTGCGGTGAAAGCAGAGATCTTACGTTTCTGCCAACCGTTAGCGTATGTCGTATCAGGATTACCACCTGCGTTGTAGATCGTCTGTAAATTATTGTTATACAGAGTTTCACTCAAAGCTTCTGTAGCAGGAGTCGCAGATCCTGTTTCAGAATTAGTGGAAATAAAAGACAACACACCACGTGTTTGTCTTGCAGTACCTGCTGCTGCCCCTGCTGCACTCACACCAGAAACAATGTCAACCTCCATTGCTCTCGCCATGATTTTTAGGGCTTTAGCCATCTGGTACTCATATTCCCCACCTTTTACTCCTGCGCGGTCTACCGCATCCAAGGTGTCTGATACTTCAAAACCTTCTCGGTTAATCTGACAATAGTTTCCTACTCTGGTTCGAGCAGATAGTGTCGGGCTTGAGAAGGTTGCGCCTTCAGCTACTCGCCCTGCATTAGCAGTACCCAACGTATCGTTGAGCCACTCATGCAAAGTTGCATTAGCCTTAGACTTTTTAAAACCACTGAGCATGGGAGTTTCTGTTGGCGAGATGTTCACGATGACATCAAGCAAGTCTTCCCGTATTGCAGTGGCTGTATTGTATGTTTCAAATACTGCCATGTTAAATCTCCTTTATGGTCGCCAACTGTGACCACGATTTTGGAGCAACTCGGCAAAGTTACTTACATCACCACCTCGCAAACTTGCAGCAGCCTCTCGAAAACTCGGCTGTCTTTGCTGACTAGGTTGCGCTTGCGGTGTTAAATTTCCTGCCATAGGTGCTGCCTCTTGTCGTGGGGCAGGTCGGTTCCCAAGTAATTGTTGGTATTTATTTGCGTCTACCATCAACTTACTCAACTCAGCAGCCATGACCATATCCTGTGGATGATTCTTGAAGTTTGGCCCAATAATGTTTTCTAACATTGGATATGCTTGGTTCTTCAGCGTAATGTAATATTCGCTTTTAGGATCATTAACGAAGTCATAATTATCTCTAACAAACTGATCAGACTTAGTCCTCATTGCTTGTTGCTGTTGCACCATCTGTTGAGCCTTTGCCTGACTATTTGAGATTTCAGATTTCTTCATTTGCAAATCCTGTCGTCTTTGCATATGTTGAGCAACTTCTGCTGCTGTATAAGTGTCACCTTCATCCTGTAATTGCTTATCCATTACAGCGATTTCTTTGTCCACTTCAGTAGCATCACCCTCTGGAGCCACGTAAGAACTTTGCAAATCTTGGAACTCTTTAGTCATAGATCGAAGCTGATTAATCTGTTGCTCTCTTGCTGCAATGATTGCATCCTTCTCCGCTATGACTTGGTCCTTACCCGCAATTTTCTCCTGCTCTTGTTGTTTAAGCTTGGTAATACGTTTAGACATACTGTCTGTAAGTTCTGGTTCTTGAGGGGCAGGCTGAGAATCAACACCTCTCGCTTCTGCAATTCTGTCAAACTCCTCAACGGGAGCCATCTCAGACCAATCAAGCGCACCAGGGACTACATCATCAGAAATAGGAAGCGTATGTCCCATTTCTGCTGCATCATTTACAACAGTGTCTGTATTAACTTCTTCGACAGGAGCCGAATCCTGCTCTTCTGTAACTGGAAGTGTCTTTTCAGTTACAACACTTTTCTCTGACATTTGTTTCTCCTATGGTCTGCGCCTTATTCAGGGGCGCGAGTCCTGTGTCTCCTTGCGGAAACAATGTTTATCAATCCATTCAAGTTGGCTAACCGCTTTATTGCGAGTACCTCACCTTGAACTCGGACAAACTGTTCATATGTTTCACACTCATCAAACCTTTCGTATCCTTTAATCAATGCATCTTCCATCTCATCTCTTACTTCTTGCCAATGCGGAGTGTTTATCACACCTGCAAGTTTTCTTAGATGCTGCTCCTTTTCTTCAGGAGACTTTGATACGCGAAGGTATTTGTTAATCATCTATTTCTTTTTTCTATATACAGCTTTTGCTTGTTTTGAAGCTTGTTTTTGTATAAAGTCAGCTTGTCTTGATGCTTGTTTTTGTATAAATTCAGCTTGTCTTGATGCTGAACTTTGTATAGCTTTAGCTGGAGTTTTATTTGTTACCTTCTTTGTTGTCTTAGATGCCTGTTCAGCCTTTTTAAGCTTTTTAAACTTCTGATATGCTTTCCATGCTGCAGACCCTACTTGTACCCCTCGTAAAATTGCTGGTAGTGGCATAATTTTTCCCCTCTCCTTACATCAATGGTGGTTTAGGTGGCATAGGTGGTTGTTGCTGACCACCACCACTAAACAGTTGTTGTATAACTGGCCCAAGTTGTTGAATGATCCCCTGCAGATCTATTCCTCCACCTTGTGGTTGAGTAGGCTGTGCAGGCAATGGCTGTCCTTGCATTCCGTCTTGGGGTTGCGGTTGGATCAGCCCTGCTTGCATAGCCAATTCATCTATTTGTGCTTTTAATGCCATGAGAATATTAGGATCAGAAGCTGCTTTTCTTAAAACAGCTTCGCTTTCTGGAACTGAAATTTCATCTGCCATCCTTGATCCAGACTTACGCATAAATTCTTTAATTAACGGGGAAACATTCACATACTCTGGTCCTGCCCTTAGTGCCACCTCTAACTGCTGTTGAATTTCGCTTAACTGCACCAACCTATTTGTGTTTACAGAGTTAGCTGCTATGTCTATGTCATATTGCCCTTGGATTTCTTTAGCCGTAACTTTCCTCATGGAAGTTTTTGCGCCTTCGACTACCCTGAAAAACATTTCGTCCTTACCAAACTGTTGCAATAGCTGTAAAGTTTGAAGACAAGCTTCATTTAAACCAACGGCAACATTACGTAGCATCATCTCTAATCTTTGGTTGCCTTCATTAACAATGGCACTCACACCAGTTGCCGTTTTGTTCTGAATAGCCGTAGCATCGTTACCAATTGCAAAATCGGAAACTCCAATGCGATCTTGAATCAATCTACGCACCAATTCCTCTTCTCTAAAGGAAGAAAACTTAACGTCACCTGTTTGAAGAATGCCCATCTGATTCGGGCCTGCAGGAAATCCCATCCCTGGTCCTGGGCGGTGTATTTCGGGGTCTACATCGGAGTTAGGATCGTACCAAAACATTACTGCATTGGTAATCGTACCGTTGTCGATACGTTGATTGTGGATATCATTGAGTTCTTGCTGGAGGTCAGTAATAATTTCGGGGACACCTTGTGATTCAAAACGACCAGGGACAGGAAACATTTTTATTTCTGCAAATGGCTTCTTACCATGCAATAAATCGGATTCTCGTACAGATAAAAGTACATTTTGTTTAGGACTAAACGTAGCAACGATGTCTTCCATGCGTCCATCGTTGTCAATGTCGTACTTTCCATGAAATTCAATTAATTCTATTTCTTCTAAGGAATCCTCGGACTCTTGCGGAACATTTTCGTAGCCTTCTTCCATCATTTGCACGTCTTTCAGCAAACTTTCACCATGTGCCGAAATAATACTGCTAGAATCGTCACCACTCATGGGATTTACCTGCTCTACGTTGGCATAAACCCCTGCATCCTGCGATTTCAGTAGTTCATCGTAGTCACGTCTGAATCTATGGGCCACATAAGGTGAAGAAGCAATGTCAATTGCCCTTGGATGGTAGATAAAATCTTCAATCGGAATAAAAACCCAGTCGGGATTGTTATATGTAGTCTCTTCGCGCTCTATTCTGATGAATGGCTTGGCTTCCCAGTCATGACTGTCGGCAATAAAGGTCATTTGATCTAGAAATTCAAGTGTTGATGGATTCATGTCACCTGATTGGACCCTTTGTTGGAACATTTGGATCTCTTCTTCCACTTGGAATCGACTTAATTTGCGAGAATAGCTACGAATATCCTTTCTCCAGACAATTTTCATTACACCGCGCCCATAAATAAATGCTTCACGCACCCAATCCTGAACTTTAGGATAAATTCCAACCCGTTTTTCTAATACAAAGTCAAGAAAGTGTTCAACATCGTTGGCAACTTCATTGTCTGAGGAATGGGGGGCATCGCTCCCCCCACCTGCCAGTGGCTGCGAGGGAGAAGGTTTCGCAGATTCACTGACACCTCTAGCCGTTAGGAACGGCTGTACTCCAAAAATAGGATTTATCATTCGACTTACTAATGTATCAACAATAATTCCAGTAATCGGGATGTGCAGATTGGAACACCCTTCCCAAGGGAAACTTTTATCCTGCACCACCCCTTTGTACTGCTTGTACCAAGTCTCTAGATTCTGTTGCCACTTTGACCTCGCATCTACAGACCTTTGAACAGACTCCTGCAGGAAATTTATAAGATGTGCCACGTCCACTCTTTTATCAATAGCAGGTTCAACAGGAACTCTTGGCTTTTTTACCGAGTCCCCACTCGTTAACTTGCTAGGAGTGGATGCTTGCTTGACAACATCCTTACGTTCTGAATCTGACCTTACAGGAGTACCCCCAGATATTTGATTTTCAGAAAGTTCTTGCGCCATTAGTATCTAATTTTTCCTCTTCTTGCGTCCTTAAAACGCTCATTTAAAGTATTTGCTTTCACCATCTTGGATTTCTTTGGGGCTACTTTTTTCATAGGTTTTTTACGCGGAGTATTTCCCTTAACCCAAGCTTTCTTTTTTTCCACATCTTTTTTAGACATTTTCTTTTTCATTGTTTCTCCAAAAAAAAAACGGCTAGAAGAAGGAACAACTGTCCCCTCAACTAGCCGTCTATTTATTTAGATAGGCTAAATACTATCTATAGATTCCTAGTGACTTCCTTTATCTCAACTTTCATCAAGTTTCCCTCTGAGAAATGGATGGTCAGACTACCATTGAAATACTCATCCATTAAAGACTTCAACTTGTTGATTAGCTTATCAAACTTTATATTCATTCGCCACTTTCAACAGTCCCGATAATTAAAAAATATCCGTAATTACTCAAATGACAGCAGTTTAATATTTCTAATCATACCCTTTGGTACTTTAATTCTCTCTCCTACTACTTTCCCTGGTGGAACATCACCTTGCAAAATAAATACGATTGCATCCTTATCTCGCTTCGCATACCAACCCATGAACCTTACTCTAGGTGGATCTTTCAAAAAGTCATCTGTATCGTCATCAGCCCAGTCGTTGCGGATTAATGTATCATCCCATTCAACGTAGTATTTCTCTCCCTTTTTTAACTTCGGAATCTTCATGACATTGAAAACGGAAAATTGCTCCCTCGAAAATATTTTTTTCCCTCAACATAATAATCCCAAACAATATAAAAAAATGGATCTCCTTTATGAAACACTAACCGTTTTATCTTCACTTTTATTTTTGGCTTGAGATGCATATGTTCGTCACCTTTAAACAGTTGGCAACGAACTCCTCCAAGTCCAAATTATTTTTGGCTGTGTTAGCCCACTTGGTAATCCATTGCAAATTAGTTAACTTAGTTTGTAGTTCTGGGAATCGACTAACAGGCTTAATGTGATCAAGACTCATATTCACACCTGCTATTAGCTTATCCCCTGTCAATGGACATATATAGTCTTGCTTCTTTGCAAGATGTTCCAAGTCCCTCCAAAGTACCCTGTCCTTTAAAGTATTCAGGGCAACCGTCTTGTAGAAATGATCTGGGCAAAGCGTACTCTCTTCATGAACTTTATGAGGACAACTAAACCTGATGCAAACTCCTTTCTTCTCTGCTTCTATTTTCCTCTTCTTATATCTTTTACGTGCATCTTCCTTGGTACAACTTTTACAAAGATACTTGTGTCCATCCTGATTACGAGAATCTTTGTGAAAATTCTTTAGTGGAACAAGTTTCCTACACCTCGAACAAAACTTATCACCACTCTCTTCGTCCGAGACATCTTCCATAGCAAGCACCACAAATAAATCTTGATCGTAAGATGATGCCTAAATCGGGTTAGTAGCCCCATCATTCAAAATATGGCATTCTATTTGCGATCTCTTGGGTGCTTTCCGTCAACTCATGTAACTGAATGAGCATATCGCAGTCAATCTTGTTCTTCGTCTTCAACTCTTGTAACGACTCGCGTTGCAAATTCAATAAATCAGATAGTAACCTGAGTAAGATTTCTTCGTTCTCAAGCACGATCTTCTCTTTGGGGTAAGACATTAGGCACGTTGCCCATTAATCACATATTGTGGATACCAAAATAGAGGTTCCGCACCAGCACAGACTGCTGCCTTATTGATCAAACGAACATTTGGCATCCCCAGAACACCTCTCAACATATGGCGCAAACTACTAATGTCACCATCGTTGTGGATTACAATGTCTGGTTTTATTTTTACCATTTCAGTCTCACTACTATGCCCAACACTCTCGTAACCTTTTCTTCTAACACTCCAGATTTCACCACCATGCTTTCTAACCAAGTCAGCTTCATTCGGAAACCTCAAGTCTTCTACTACAACATTCGTCAAACCTTCTATTGACCTCTCCCATGAATCCAACCAAATAGTATTCGTCACTAACTCTCTACCCCACTCTGTTCCTAACGTCTGCATTACTTCCCTCGGTGTCTTCCCACCAAGTATACTCTGAGGTAACTCTTTCTGTTCTCCCTCTGTCATAGCTTCCGTCACACCAGGAATCTGCAACAGCATGTTCTTCAATGTCTGGCTAAACTTACTTCGGGTGTAACCAAACTTTGCTAACTCTTTAGCAACTGTTGTCTTTCCACTACAAGCTGAACCAGTCAATGCAATTAGCTTTTCCATTTCACTTTCCTAAACAAAAAGTGCGAGGGCTTTAGCCCGAAGCACATCGGCTTTAGCCGATTAGTTTACTCAAATGTTTAACTGCTCGCATACAAGTCCCACATACATCAGGTTTTTCTTTTAAAGCAGAAGCCATCCCCTGTTGGACTCTTCCTGCAGGCCAGTTGGGGATTGGTCGGGACTTTCGCGCTGCTCCGCAACTGGTTTGGCTTGAGTTTCCTCAGAAGCCCTCGCTCCCAAACTCCCATTGTGATCTGGTTGGGAAGCGCATTCGCCTTCGGTCCATGTTCAACCGTTAGGCTAGTGTTTATATTTTTGCATTTGTCTACATATATGTCAACACATGTTTTCAATATAGCATAATTTATTCAATGCGTTAACTATTGGTGTTTACTTATCTGATGAGTCATTTGGCAACAAACTGTAAAACTGGTGATTTCTGCAAATGTTTGCTTTCATTGGGCTTGGCAAAACTGCGTCTACAAAAATGACGAAAAATTTGTCCTAGACAACCCATATATAGGATTGATTCGATATGGGCATGGGACTCCTAGTCGGGGGGTGGGGGTAGGCAATCGGATAGGTAATCCCCTGTTTATCCTTTAAAATCAATGACTTAGCTATGTAGTTGGGCATAGATTGGGCTAATCCCTTTAAAATTGGTAAGTTACAAGGTGTCTACATATAGGGTAACGAGGGAATGGTTCCCTTGTCTTTAACAAACACTTAACGAAAGGTTAAGACCATGAAAGCATCACATGCAATTAGTTTAAAACGTAGTAAGAAAGCCGATGGTACAAAGGGAAGCACCATACTTGAAAGGTATTGTGCAAAGGTAGGACATAGCGACAAGGTATGCGAAGCAATGACGCAGGACGTTGAAAGGTGGATTACTTATCACGAGGATAAGAGAACGGATGAGGTTGCAAAACAGTTGGACAGGAAAGTAGGAGAGTTGAAAGCAGCAATCAAGGCAACAGATAAGGTGATTCGTTATAACAAGGATAGTAAGGATCTACCGCGATTGATTGCTAACCTGCCTATGCGAGAGGATACGTATAACAAGGTGATTGATTCGCTTAATGTGCTTGTTGAGGAGACTGAAAGGGCTAGATCAGTAGGTCAGATCAAAGCAATTAAGACTAGGTTGCCTGATGGATATGCAAAGGTAGCGTAACAACATGGGGAGGGCTTCGGCTCTCCCCTTTTTTTTTAACCATTAACTAGGAGTTGACATGAAAGCTGAAGGAGATCGAAGGGAAGTATACAACGATATAACCTATCACCCAATAGGCTCAAAAAGGATAGATAAGTTCAATGAAAAGCATGGGCTTGTTGATCGCAGATCTGGTGGGGATAGGAGAGTAAACCATAAGCTGAGAGAAGTTATTAAGAGAAGTGCAGAAGTTATTAGCTATGAGAAAGCAGAGGAATTGAGAAGGCAAGGTAACACAACAGGTATGTTCAACGTGATGTTTGGAAAGGAGAACAATGACTAAAAACGCAACAGTATTAACAGAAGCACAGAAGGAAGTAGTTTCAATTGCATTAGAAGAGTTTGTTAATCAGATGAAAGAATATACAGAAGCGCAATCGCTTGCTAATCAATGGCAGATTTCATCGTCTAGCGATTTCCTACCAAGCGATGAGATTGAAGACGTGAAAGGTGTGTGCGATGAATTGATCCACGCCATTAAGCACACAAATTTAATCCAATTAATACCACATAAGGAGAACTCAGATGTATGAACCAAAGACTGCAATACCAGTAGACAGAATGATCCAATTGAATGAGCGTTGGTATACTCCACAGAGTGAGTGGTGGTATGACAACGCCACCTATGCGGATCATCCTGAACGATTCACACCAGGGAACTATATGCGAAGGCATTTCAAGAGCATCAGGGAAGCAGAAAAATTTGACTAACTGATCTACATATGTGTAGATTCTAACGAAAGGAAAGCCAATGAATGATACAGCAATCTTTACTGATGACTTTCTAAAGAGTGAAGTAGTAAGGCTAAAGGATGAGTTGCGTAGTGTTAAGGATGAGCTACGCAATCACACTATTAGCGTGGATAAAATCCCACAGGATGACCTACGTCCAGAGTTCTATGAACTAAGAGCATTCATATATGCGTTGATTCACTCTGTGAATGAAGACATAGCAACATTAGTAGGGGAAACACAGAGTGATGACTATGAATGGGATATGAATGGAGGCTTGATACGTCAGGTGCAGGAAAAGTATACATCACTTATAACTCAACTTAATGAGTACGATTTTCTGTATACCTATACAGTTACTGGGTCTATTGAGTTTAGAGCTACTGGTGTGAAAGCTAAAGATGAAGAGAAAGCAAAAGAATGGGTAGCAGAGAATGCCGAATTTAAATACACCCCACGTTTGGACATTGACATAGAAGGGGTCGAGGATCTGGATGCGGAAATTGAATGATAACCTAACGAAAGGAGAACATATGACTGACCAAGAGATAGTGGATGCAATCAATGAGATGTATCCACCTGCATCTGTTGGCTACAACGTAGCCTTCATTGTAGATGGCAAACCAATGGTGACTAGCGAGTCTTTTACTAGTGATCCAATCGAAAGAGTTGTTGATTACTACCACTATGATCGACCCACAGGAGTGAACGGCTATTGCACCACTGCGGATATTTATGATGAACACGGTGTGTCAAGGAAACTAAAGGCATGGCTTTCAAGTCATGGCTTGTGGGCTGAGTGGGAACACGCAGGTGGAGTACATATCTACAGAAAGGAGAGCCAATGAATGACATCACAACAGTTGTAATTGAGCATAGAAATGCTGCTGATGAAGTGCTTGAAAAGAGCGAGGAGTTTGATGTGAACAGGAATAGTTCTTGGGTAATTGCTGATCATATCAAGACGTTTATCAATGGTACATCTGTATTCCCTACTGACTGCATAGTAGTACAGGAAATTAACAAGGAGGAAGACAATGCCTAAAATAGACAGGGATAGAACTAGAAAGTTGGCAGACTTATGTTTCATTGAAGGTGAGCCAGTAGAAGACATGATGGAACGTAGCATGATGGATGGCACATGCCCTGCCATATGCATGAATGAAGGGTGTGATTTCGTTGCTGAATATGAACCTGATAGCACCGAAGGCTGGTGTGATGCGTGTGAAACTAACACAGTTGTGAGTGCTATCGAACTAACAATTTAAGGAGGACAAGCATGAAAGGTATAGGTTCTAATCCCGTATTGTTTGAGTGCATGGACATACATGCTCGTATCGTTATGATTGAGCAAGCAGTTGAAGAACAGGGGTGGCACTATATAAATTCAAGACAGTTTCCTCACAAGGATGATTGGCATTTGTATAGAGTCATGTCTCTTAGTCCAAACAAAGAGCATCATCAGGTACACGCTTTCAATTTCCAAGACGGTGGATTGTTTTGGGGACACTATCATCTGACTGGTGAACAAGCTAAAGAAGTTTTTGCAGAAACAAGTAATTTAAACAGAGACAGAACATAAGGTGTTACACAAGATTAATCCCACCTAGTTACACCAGTTCCACATAAGTAGTCATTACTAACCAACGGGAGAATTGCCATGTCTGTATCTACATTAAAGGATGCATACGAGGTGGTAGGCAAGCCAACTACCGACAATAGCAAGATAGGTAAGAACGTGTTGTGTTTCAACACTGATCCCAATGAATGCAACACAGGATCTGTCTTGCGTGAGAGTGAGAACAGCGTGTGCTTTGATTGTTACTCAATATCATTGTGTAACTTCAGAGACAACGTGCGTGTCAGCTACAAGAATAACTACGACAGGTTACTGGACGCGATGAACAATCTTGGACCCACTAAGGTAGCAGAGATAGTGTCCTTTGTTATTCAGAAGAAAGGTAAGCAGTGGGTGAGAGACAGGG